ATTAGTTCGATGTCCGAAATATTTTTCTCAATGATTGCTTTCACATCATTGAAAGCATCGGCGAGTTTACTGGAAATCGGAACTTCCTCAAACATCGAGCCGTAGTCTGGCGTGGACGAACCGCCACCACCACCGCTATCAGACGGTGCTTCAAGGCGGTTGATCTCATCGAACGCCATCAGTTGGTTCTTCCATTCCTTCGCCGCCTTGGCTCCAGAAGCCGTGGTTTCGCCCCACTTCTTGGAATAGTCAATGGCCTTGATGTAAGTGGTCTTGCCGCCAAGCAAGGCAAAGAACTGCGTGATGGCATTCGCCGCTCTTGTGATAAGGTCAATGATCCGCAGGAGGATAGGCTCCAGCGCACGGATAAGCGATGCCCAAGCCGCACCCAACTGGTTGCCCATCTTGTAACTTGCACTATTGAGGGAGTCATATGCTTCGGCGATGGTCTTTACTCCGTTAGAATGCGACTCAAACGCATCAGACCACGCATATACATTTCTGGTTCCCTCTTGCAAGGTGTCCGTCACCATGCGGATAGCGGAACGAATCGCTCTGTAAAATGCGATTCTGCGTAGCGAGTTCCACAACCGCCCAAGCATTCCCACGTTCCGTGCAGCTTGCCGTGCGCCATGCTCCCGGACATTTAGATGGATGTTACCCCGGCCATTCTGCGTGGCTCTCGATAGGCGTTCAATTGCCGTTGCCATTGTTTCAAGGCGATGGGCCACGCCAGCAGGAACGGCACGGACGGCATCGGAAATTGCGGTAATCTGCCGTGCCAGAGCGGGAGAGATGGTCACATCGTTTACGTTCCGCATGGATCTTATCAACTCGGCAAGCGCACCCACAGAGCGGGTGTTGACTTGGAATCCTGCAAGAGCATCAGACAACGCTCTCAAATTCCTCGACACTTGATTCATGTTGCCAAGATTACCAACGGAACTGCGGAGCCGCCCAAGCGACTCTGCCAAGGCATCGATGTGCCGTACCGCGTCCGCAGAAGAGGTGCTAATATTTATTTCAAGGGTATCCAGGTTAGCCATTAGCACACCCCTTTATCTTTATTTCCCCAATTCTTACCCACACTCACCAATTGGCTCATCCAAGCCTTGGCGGCATCGACTTCCTCCTGTTCCCTTTTCTCTTTGGAGAGCCTGTCACTCAACTCCGGCTTGTAAATCGGCTCCCTCGGATACTCGATGCTCTTACCCTTGTTGCCGATGTTGCCCACGGTGGCAGCGAGTGCTTTGTAGGTGTACAACCCATGCAACCACGCCATCTCATCCATCGTCTGCCGCCGGAGTTTCTCCGCTTCGTAGAATGCCCGTACCATATGTACATCGCCGTACCAATACTGTTCGTAGGTCATGCCGATGCTCATAAAGTACGGGCAATCATGCTCAAAAACTTCTACTACTGACGGTGGCGTTACAGGAGTTCCACCGTCACGCGGGAGTTTTTTTCCAGTTCCTCATCATCCTGCACGATGTTGTTGGACATCAACGCCTGGTTGTACAGGAGAGCCAGCCGCTCGATGACCTTGGGGGTCAGACCGCCCATCTTGGTGTAGAGGGCATCCGTCTTGTTGCGTCCCACATTCTTGTGGTTCTTTCGGAAGGCGTAGAACCACAGTTCCGGGCCATCCTTGGCGATGTAGTCAACGATGTTATCGCCGACCTTGAATCCCCTCTCTGCCATGAAGCGGACGCTATCACGGCTGAAATCCAGTTCGTACTGTTCGCCAGTTTCGTTGTCCGTGAACCGAATCGGCTCAACTCTCTCGATGTTATCCATGCGTTGCTTTCCTCCTTATCGTTCAGTTAGTTAGGGATTACCGTTGACGGTGGTAGCCAGGGTAGGCTTGGTCTGCCACTCCGGCGCACTCTCTGCGGTGACATACAGGGTGGTTTCAGCCATGCTACCCACGCTGGCTTCGTTCATGCCAAGGGGAGCGGGGTCGCCCTTGAAGAAAACGGCCTTGTTAAGGCTGGGATGCACTACGGCGAACCACATCATCTTGCCGCCGGTCAGACCGTCATGGGCGGTGTTGCAAGCCTCCCAAGCGGTAATCAGATCCTCGGTGAGGTTGGCGGTGAACTCCAGCGCACCACCAAGATCCTTCAGGCCCTCAACATAGGTCTTGTACTCGGTTTCCAGAAGAGTGGTGGACTCAATCTGCTCCGGGGCAGGATTCAGAGAGGGCATACTCTTGATTTCGGGAATCTGGGTGTAACCGGTAGTAGGACGAGTGCCAGCGGTAGACTCCACGGCATAGCACAGGTACATACCGGCGGTGCTATATCTCTGGGACATCTAATTCACTCCTTTTTCAGTTTTGGTATACCAAATAGTTATTAGAGCCGTTAGGAGCAACAACGGCTTCATAACGGCATACGATGCGGTAGATGGTAGCATCGTTAAGGTTAGACACTTGGGAGCGCATCGTGCGAGTGAAGCCGCTCTGCTCAAAGGCAGCGTCAAGAGTATCTGCAATAGCCTTTGCTTCTGCTTTCTTGCCGTTCACCTTGTTAGAGTAGATGTTGGCTTCATACATTACGGACACGGCGTTCTCAATGTTGATAGTCCGCATCCGCTCAAGCACACGGTTGTCGCTCTCAACGATGGTCACGGCGGGGAAGGATGACGGAGCATCAATGTACTCGCCAGCCACGAAGATGCCGTCATGCGCCGCACGGAGGGCGGTGGCAACGGTATCAAAAACATCGTTTTCAATATCAATCATTGTCTTCGCAACTCCTCTCTTGCAACGGTCAACATAGCATCCTGCATGGCTCTATCCGCTCGATAGAACGGCATCCTCGGAGGATTACCGCGAGTGTGGCCCCATGTGCTGCCGTCAGCACTCACCCACTTGATGAGAGCGGGGTCATCCGTGGGATACCACCATCCATTCGGATCACTACCGTGTCCTGCGCCATAAGTGCCGATAGGACTCGGTTGCTCGTCCGCTTCTGGGAATCCCGGATGCCCATACCCGTATCGGACTCCTGCGCCGAACTCAAAGAACGCAAGTGCCTTTGAACTCGCCCGGAGAACATACCGCCCTTCACCGACTCGCTCCACCTCAAGGCTATCAATGGTTTCGCCGGAGTACACATTCCCGGCCATGATACCAACGGCGACATCGTATCCCATGTCGGCAAGCCTATGGGCAACTCGGTCTGCCCACGTTTCGATGCGGTCACGGTATGCTCTCACTTCACGAATTGCGGCATCAATCGATGCTTCATTCAGCGCAAGGTTGATGACAGGCATTTAACTCACCTTAACCTTACCGATGGCGATAGAAATGTGATTGAGCGATTTGGCAACTCGCCGAACGATGTAATCATACTGTTCGCCCTCTCCCGGCTCCTTGTCCACATACAACACAGACCGTTCGTCAATCGGACAATTCATGTCGCTTGTGACAATAACCTTGTCATAGTTCTCCAATGCGCCGAACACATCTATGTTGCTCCGGCCAGATGCGGGAGAGATATTTGCCATCATTTCGACAGGCTCACCGTAGATGGGAGGAAATTCGCCCGTGGCGTTCCCCCACTCGTCTACTCGCTCGGTGTCACTACCCATGTATAGGCAGTACCAGAATTTGCACTTGTTACGATTCAAACATCTCATGGTCAAATCCTCGCAAGCGGCGTTACCTCGCTCAAAAGCTGCTCGGAGATCCACGAAGACTCATAGCCACGGCTGATGCCGTTCTCGCTATGACTCGTTTCACCCTCGGCTCCCGCCTTGTTGTAGAGGTCAAGCGCAATCCTCATCTGCAAATCCCGATACCGCTCTTCCACATAGGTGTTGCCGTTGTCATCAACGGGCCAATCGTGATAGGGGAAACGGCGAGAATTGATTGCGCTCTTTGCCGACAGAATATAGTCCATCAGCAACTCCTCATCGGTTTCGCCCGTCCGCAGCATGAGCCGACTCATCAAATCGGTATCCACTTGGGACGCATCCACGCCGCCAACGGAAATGTAAAGTTCACCAGCCATTTCAGCCGTTTCCCCTTTCGTAGTTTAGTTAGACTTCTTCGCGATGCGGACAGCCTTGGCGGCGTTATACAGATACGCCACATAGTGCTTGCTGGCGGTCAGCAGAGTAGTGAAGTTCTCGATGTTGCGGTCGCTCTCCACCAGGGTGTCACGCTTGAGGAAGATGCGGAGCGCACCAGGCTTCACCAGGAAGATGTCACCAGCACCGGCGGCGTTGGCCTTCAGCTTGTTGCTGACCATGACCTGGCAACCGGCGAACTCGCCGACCACGCCACGAACGGCAACATTAGCGGCAATCTCGGAAGCAGGAACCCAAGTGTTAGCACCCACGGCGGTACGCATCTGGGTGTACACGGCGGGGGAAACCAGGGCCACGGTGGGGCCATCCTCGATGTCCTCGCCGAACAGTTCCAGAGCATTCACGATGTCGGTGGCGGCGGGAGCGGCGGTGCTGGCAGAGGTCTGATAGAGCATCGCGCCGGTGATGCCATGCAGGATGGACAGGCAATCGTTATCCACAGCAGAAGCGATGGCCAGGGTCAGCTGGTCAACGGCCTCGCCAGCGGGATCGCCGAAACCGGACAGGACGGCCTCATCGGTCAGCTGCACACCCTTGGCAACCTTCT